TAAGTGACCATACGTATCAGCAAGCTCCTTATGAGGACATCACTGCTGAGAAGTACGAAGAGTTACTAGCAGCTATGCCACAAGGTGTTAATTGGAATGACCTAATCTACTTCGAGCAGGAGGATAATACAACAGGCTCTCAGGAGTTAGCGTGTACTGGTGGTGCTTGTGAGATAGTTTAGGGTGCAATAAGTGTAGTAAAGTAGCATTTATTGGTACGTAAAAGTGTAGTAAACTAAGGGGCCTTAAGTGGCCCCTTTTTTATTCTACTGTTTAACGGCTGTACTGTTGTTCTTGAGGTTGTTGTTGAGGGCCTGCTGAAACCGCTGTTGCCATGACGTTACCCCGTCCTACTAATGCTTGTAAGCTTAAAGCCAGTTGTTGGGAAATATCAATACCTTTATTTTGAGCTGCTATCGCTGCTTTTTGTAAATTAATTAGTTTGTCTATCTCTTTAGGAGTAATCTTCCACCCTGCTAAGAATCCCGGAATAACGCTTTTAAACAGTACACCTAGCTTAGGATTCGTTAAGGCCCTTTGCTCTGCCCCTGCCACTGTTAAACCAAGTGCTTGTTCAGTTTTATCTGTTCTGGAAAGAATTATCAAATTCTCTAGCATCTCATCCATCTTAGCAGAAACACCTGTTCCTTTAAACAACTCATCAAAGGTCTCTCTGAATCTTGGTTCCTTTAACTTATTGGAAAACTTTAGAGCAGATTTTATAGCGTCATCAGGGGATGACCGAAGTATCTCGTCCAAGAAACCTCTTCTAATGCCTTCTAAAGGGTCTACGTCTAAGCCCTTGAGCATTTCCTTGTATTCATCGACTTCGCGCTGAGAAGCGCCTTTAGGAGGCTTAGGTAAGTTTTTCTTAAATTCAGCAGCGGCTTTACGCAGTTGTTTAATCTGTATTATGCCTTCCGACAAACCGTCTTGCGTAAGTATACGGCCAATTGTAGCTGGGTCGTTGTTCTTCATAGCCGCTTTTAGCCACTCAGCGCTCACTACTTCCCTGCCTCTCTTATAATAAGCTGTAACGTCAGCATACTCTTTCTGAAGAGCAGGGGATAGCTTCTTAGCTGAGGCGTTCATTCCTTCTTCTAACAGCTTTTGTTGTTTAACTAAAACATCTACTAAGTTGTTGTCTGGGTTTGAAGAGGAACGTAAATCAGCAATGTTGCTTTTAACTTTAGACAGCCGCTGGTGCGCTTCGTAAAAGTTTAGATTGTCAGGAGTTGCTCTAAGGTCTGCAATTACCTGCGCAACTTTACCTCTAGCTGAAGTTTGTTCTAATACTTCGCCATCTTTTGTGACTTTGGGTTGCGCTCTATATTGACCACTCTGGCTAATCTCATCAGCAAGTCGCTGCGCCTTTCCTCGTACATCAATAATTACCCCTTTACCTTTTATCGCTAATCCTTTGTAGATAGGGGCAACAATCTTAGCAAGCGCGTTCTCATTCTGTGCTATAAAACCCTGAAGAACTTGACCCTGCTTACGTGGCCCTTGGTTAGAAAACATACTTACCATTTCATCTACTTGCTTACCCATAAACTGCCCGTAGATATTAAAGTAATTTTCTACAGTGCCTTTAGTGAACTTAGACACCTTAGCTACTTGCTCTAAAAGCTTAGGGCCTGCTTTATCCGTAACCATAGAAGGTAACAAACTAGCTCCCATTTCTTTAAGTTGTGCCTGTAGTTTTACTATCTGATTAATGCTTTTGTCAGCTAAACCTGCTTTACCCGCAACTGCTTGTCTTTTAGGAAACTTCGCTTTAAGAGCCTTAGCGCCTTCTTTACCACCTCTATAGACTTTAGCCACAACAGGTAAACCTAAACTACCGGCTGATGAATAAATAAAGTCAGTCTCAGCGGCATCCCAAGCTTGAGAAAAAGTTTCGGAAGGGTCAAACTCTTCACCAGAAACTAAAGCGTCTACTGTATCATAAGAAAACTCCGTAGCGCCTAACGCCGCTGCGCTGGCTAAACTACCACGAGCAGCGGCTGTGACAACAGGAACAAAACCTTTAGCAACTCCAAAAGCTCCTCTGTTGGGCAGTTTAGACGTTAATCTCTGGCCCCATTCATACCCTTTCTTACCTTCAGGGATAGAAGCTGCTATAGAGGCTGACATTCCTGCAACCATCTTCTTCCAGTCAAGAGGGTCAACCTCTTCCCCTGAAACTCCTTCGTAAGCCAGCGTGTCTATAATATCGCTAGGGTTTATGTTAGCTGCTTCCCAAGAGTCATTTAGCTTAGCTAATAATTCCGTGTCTGTCACTTCTCCTGTTGCATTAGGAGTAACAGGGATAACCATAGACTGGTCAACAAGAGAAGAATCCGTACCCTGAGAAGGCATAGGTTCCCCGCGGAGCAACGCTAAGGTTGTAGGGTCAGTTACTTGATTCGTGGCGGCTACCATTATTTGTCTCCTTCAGACGGCCCAAACGTTTTTGCAAGATACCACATAGGTTTTCCATCGTTGCCAGACAGAGGGACACCCATTTCGTCAGATAATGTGTAGTACACCTGTGGATTACCCTGTTCATCTGAAATAGTTCTAGTAAACTCTCTATAAGCAGGGTTTGCCCAGTTTATTTCTGAAGGGCGGCCCATTAAGGTGGCTCTAAAATTTTTATAATGTGTTTTAACAATGTCAAGCTGCTTTCTGAATCGTGCGTCTCCTACAGTAGGGTCAAGCATACCCAGCGCATTCTGTAGCATCTCAAGTTCTTTAAGGTTCAAAGCTCCTAAACCTGTAGACCCTACAGCAGAACCTTCACGCAGCTCCATCAAAGCATCTCTACCGATACGGGATTTTAGAGTTTCAGTCAAATTCTCTAAATATTTTGCATCACTGTAAGGAACATACTTCATTAGCGGGTGTAAAACAACCGCATCCGTCGGGTCATAGCTTTCGGTTAAAGTTTTAGCTTCATTAATAAAACCAATTTGTCTGTCAATTTCTGATAAAGTTTCTTGAGTCTTTTGTTTCTTAGCAACTAACAGTCTGGCAGATTCCTGAGTAGGTACTCCCTCTTGTTCTAGCGCACCCAACGTTATATTAAACACGTCGAATGTGCCGTTGTTGTTCTTTTTAATTGAATACTCAGGTAGTTTTGTGATACCAAACGGTATACGTCCTGTACCGTCAGGAAGTGTAGTATACTTAACTGTCTGACCAGTCAACAAATCAACTCCTTCAGTAATTACCCTATTTTCATCCTTTTTTTGTTCGTGAAGAAGTCTTTTACCTTCTGGTTTGTTTAAATCAAGGAATTGAATATACGTCTGACCGTCCTCTTTAGTAACTTCTACTTTTTCTAACTGTGCATCATCTTCTGGGAGAGAAGTAGTTCCTAGAGTGGCGACTTCAGATACCACGTCACCCACTCTTTGAAACATTACACTTACTTCCTTACCATCTCTAACTATGTTCTCTCTAAAGTAATTAGGAGCGTTAGGGTTAGAAGTGCCTGATATTTCGGCATCATATCGTTGAACTATCTCACCACCCTCGTTAAGCACGACTAGCTTGTTTACACCGCCTTCGCTTATTGTTGCAGTAGTTGTCTTTTTAGAAGAGTCTGACTTAATAAAGTTTTTCATGTTGGCAGGAGTAATCATGCCCTGTAAAGCCAAAGCTCCATAACCTTTATTAGGGTAGGCATTTTCTAAGTAATCCGAAAACCCCTTACGTTGTACTTGTTCTTTTAAAAGACCGTCTGATTCCTTATCACGTACTCTACCCTGTTGAGCAAAAGCAGCCTTTAACTGAGCAGCCTTATTAGGGTCAAGGCGTGTGTATATCTCAAGGATACGCGGTTGGTCTTTAGGTTTGTTAATGTCTAAACCAGCAAGCTCAGTCTGTGCTCTCTCACGAGAAGTCTGGACGTTTACTTCCTTACCCGTAATAGAAGACATCAAGCCTCCTGCTGCCTGACGCAAACCTTGGTTAGCTTCCATTCCACGAGCCTGTAACTGCTGCATAGGAGAAAGACCCACGCGTGGGTCAATAGGCGCTTGAGAGGAGATACCTGTTAATAAACCACTTAAATCTTGTACTTGTGCCATTGTTTGTTCTCCTAGTTATACGTAAGGGTTGTAACCATCGTAGTCGTCTGGGTTATACGTTGTGTTTAGCAGGTCTAAGTACTCTTCGGGAGCTGCGTTATATCCATCACCCGTTGAGTTTACAATCACACCTTTATCGTTTATTAAACCATCAAGAGCACTACTAGCCTCACCAAATATCCAATCAGTTGCACTACTCAGTAAACCACCAGTAAAGTTACCGCTAGCGTCTTGACTACCTAAAGTAGTTGTCAGAAGCTGCTTAGCTTGGTCTGCACTCAGGTTACCAGCAATAACTTCAGCGTTAATCATTTGAGTTAGCGCCTTAGACTTAGCCTCAGCACTAAGTTCTTGACCACGGATATCACCTTGAGCAGCCAATGTAGCAGGTTGATAACCTGTTTGGAACATGTCAGAAGCTTGGTTTGAAGTGTTATAACCAGCATCCATTAAGCCCTGAGCCTGTAGGAGTCTACGGTCTTGTTCATCACCTACCATTCCTCTAGCCATAAACATATCACGACCTTGCTGCTCTTGTCGTGCCTGTGCATCAGCAAACTGCATACCAGAGCCACCGTAGAGACCTGAAGTCATGCCCCCAGTACCTCTACCAAACATCTGCTCTTGGGTCGCTTGCTGCCTACGCATCTCAGCAGGGGCTTGAATGGCCCTCAGTTGGTCGTAGAGGGCTTGCGTCTGTGCATTAGTGTCACCGCCTACCCCACCAAACAAAGTCTCTGCTGAGCCTAAGTAGGCGTTCTGACGGCGTTGCTCATCTGGGCTTAGTGTCTGTGTAACACCTCCAGATGGGCCAGCAGTAGACGTAGCTAAGTTACTGGTTACTGTGTAAGGTTTAAACTCTGTACCTGCGATAACGTCAGCAGAGATTTGATTACCACCTGCTACTGCCTGTTCCCCTGCTGCTCTAGCACTGTCAATTGCATCTTCCGAGGCCATGTACTGACCTACTGTATTTAACATACCGCCGCCAAGGTTTAATACGTCTTGTGTAGTTGGCATTCTTAGATTCCCCCAATAATAAATGCAAGCAGTTCAGAGTACCGAACCCCCATTCTAGTTTGTTCTTCGCCGTCTTCATTTGTCCATGTAGTACTAATAAACATAGCGTAGTTCCCTGCGTCAAGACCTTCAGCTTCAAAGGCAGCTTGTAAGTCTTGAGCTATAATACCAAAGTGTGTTCTAGCGGCAGTACCCTTCTCTTCTACAGCAGACTTCCAACGGAACTTACGTAACAAACCTTTACAGGCTACAGCTACACGAGTCTCTGCGTCAGTTAGTTCTTCTATGTCTTGCTTCTCGTTCCTGTCTGAAGTTTGAATAGTAGAGTTAGTAGCGTAGATGTCATCAAACCTTGCCACAGTCGAGCCTAAGTCAATTAAGTTGTCTGAGTTTACGTTAGCGTCTACGTTGTAAGGAGCTATTTGTCTACTGGCTTGGAAATCAATAAACCGTAACCCAGCGGCTTTATTACCTATGCTAAAAAAACCGTCTGTGTTAGTAAAGTGTGTGTTTATCTTACCGGATGTAAGAGTACCATTTTTAAAAGTAAGGGCTGTTGAATGGTTAGCGCTTGCGGTTGTAATTGTACCGCCAGCTTTAGGTAGTGCATTAGTTGCTAGAGTTCCTTGAGCAGCCGTAGCATAGTCAGTAGAGTCAAAAGCTTTAACTTGTGCAAGGTTAGTAACTTCACTGTCCATTAGTGCGCCAGCGGCTGTTACGTTAGCTGTATCCGTTACGTCAGCACTAGCTTCAATAGCATTTAACTTAGTGTGGTCAGCGTCAGTGAACACGTTAGAGTCGGTAGCAGCTTCAACTGCTGCACGAATTTCAGCGGGTGTTTGGTCAGCGGTCGCACTAGCTTCAATACCGTCTAGTTTAGTACCGTCAGTAGCTACATCACGACCATCAAAGGTGCTATTAGTAGTAATGGCACCAGTCATAGCACCACCAGCTTTCGGTAAGGCAGCATTAGCGGTGTTTGTAGTAGTAGTTAATACACCATTCCGTGTAGCAACATCAACGCCATCAAAGGTTGAGTTGGTTGTGATAGCGCCAGTCATAGCACCACCAGCTTTCGGCAGCGCAGCGTTGGCTGTTGTAGTTACAGCGTTGACAGTCGTTGTGTTAGCCTTGCTGTTTACCCCTGTAGCAATGTTATTAAACTCAGTAGTAAACTCTGAGCCTTTAATCTTCTTAGCGGCGTTTCCTGACGCTAAGTCGTCTTTAGCGCCAAAGTTAGTCGTTACATTGTATGTAGCCATTTAGATAAATCTCCCTAATAGAGCATGTATGTCAATTTTTTGAATAGAAAAGGAATTGCCAATAATTGTTGTTTCTAAGCCTACAGTTATTTCTACACCAGAACCTGAAGTATTAAGTGAGGGTTCATTAACAGTAACACCCCCTGTGTACTCTGCTGTGGTGTTGTACTCTGCTTCGTTAAACTCTGCGTCAGATGACACGCCAAAAGTAACAGATTGTTTAGTAAAGTTTTTAGAGTAGTCGTATCCCCAGTTAAAAATACAAGTAGTGCCCCCTCCTCCAATAACAGTAACATTCATCTTTTTAAGAAACTTTAAGTTAGTAGGGTTACCAAAGTTCTGAGGATGACTAAAGTACTTCATTACGTAAGTTTCGTCACCGTCACTGTATGTGTCGTACTTCACTATTGCTGGCTGTGCCGAACCTTGCTTAGCTAAGCCCAGCATTAGCTCATCGTTAGCAAACACTGCTAAGGCTAAAGGTGTTAAGCCTCTCCAAGTAGTAGCTCTAAAAGAACCATCTTCTAAAGGCCTCCTTACATCAAAACAATACACAACGTTTGACTCTGGAAGCGTTATGATGTAAAAAGCATGTTTAGCACTGTAAGCACTTCTAATTGTATGGCCGTTACCTGAAGCAAACTCGTTGTTGACAAGCTCCATAAAGTCTGTACGTACATTCTTACTGACATCGTTAAGAGGTATAGCTTTTTCTTGTATAAGACGACCAAGAGACATCACGCCTCGATTAGATAAAAACAGCAAGTCGTTGCCAGTTGACTGTACAGAATCTCTAGCAATACAACCAACACCTTCAATGGTGTCGTACAATCTAATTGTGTCAGCAGTGGTAGCGGTTAAAGCTCCACCCTGTGCTCCTACAACGTCTTGATAAAGAATAATAGAACGCTTACCGAAGACAACTAAGTATCCGTTGTGTTCAGCGAGTGCAACTACAGAGTCATACCCTTGTGGCCAGACGTTAGTTAAATCTAAAGTCAACCAAGAGTTACCTGAACCATGCCAAGTGTCTCCATCAAGGAGAGCACTACCATAAATCTTGTAGTCTTGGTTTGCAACAGATGTAACCCATAGACGACCAAAGCCAGCTAATACTTCGTCTCCCTGTGGAGGAGCAGTACTGCCAGAGTCAGGAACGAGCACTAAGGCAGATGCTCCAGCTACGTACTTGAGAGGAGCATGTCCAGCCTGAAAGAAGTAAACATTGTTAGCAAAAGAAGCAGTCTTCCATTTATTAGCACTACAAGAGTAGTTAGAAGGAAAAGCTATTTGAGTAAGAGTTGTAGTTCCTCTGTATATTTTTAGGTTGCCCATAGAGAAAACAGTGGCTGTCCCGTCATAAGCAATAAACTCTTGTATGTGCTCAATGCCTGCACTAGTGCCTAAGACTGTTGCACCGTTAGTAGTAATAGCACTCCATCCTTTCCTAGCTCCAATACGACCTCTCTGGTCAATTACACAGTTTTCTGCGATGTCAGCAAAGGCAGCATTTAAAGATACAGGAGAGTCTTCCGTGTTTATTCCAGCAAAAGCAGGAGCAGAGATTGCAAGATTCTGTAGCTGTTGAGCCATTACACATCCCTCCAGACAAGCTCAGAAGGGAACCTAGCAACATCAAAGGCGATAGCGTCAGCCAACGTAGAACGCCCTAGCTGTATCATAGCGCCGCTTGTCTGACCGCCTGTCTCTCCTCTCTCTTCCATTGCAAAGCCCTGTGCAAGCTGAATAACAGCCTGAGTAGGTACGTAGAACACATCAGCATCGTTAGTGTATTCATCTCTACGTTGAACAAGGTTAAAGCGTAAGTACTCTACAGCGTTAGGCTTAGGGTAGACATCTACAATAGCGTTGCCTTCGGCAGTAAAGCCGTTCCAAGTGTACTGAGTAGGAGACCCTTCTACAACAGGCTGAATAAGGTATTGGTTACTCATTTCAAAAGCAGGAATGTGCTCCATAAAACAGTTTTTAGTGTCGTTCAATACGTTCAAGGTTTTAAAAGAAGAGTTAGCTCCAATTAAGTTGTAAGAGAAAACGTCAGCTTGTGTAGTGACTGTAATAGTGGTGCGTAGCGAAGACCAATCCCATGCGTCCTCTACCATGCGTTTAGCGTCATTTACAAAAGTTCCTATAAGCTTAGAGTAGGAATTTTGATTAACAGTAGTTACCTCTTCTTCTCTCAAGCGTACAAGTACTCTGTTTACAGCTTCTAAGTATGTCATTGAATTTTATACCTTGTAGTTAAAAGCGTTAGCAAAAGGGTCTGACAATAAGTCTACCATTTCTTCTTTGGGTTGTTGGAATTGTTTTTTACTTAACTTCTTAGCGTCTTGTTCTGTAAGACCTGTAAGCAGGTTACCTACTAAACTAATGCCCTCATCGTGTTCAAACTGAGCTACGTCAAATAAACCACCTGTAGTACGAGTAGGAGACGGAGCACTAGTTACCTGTGGTATGTTTAAGTCTATATCAGGTAAGTCTATATCAGGTAAGTCTATATCTGGTAAGTCTATATCTATATCTGGTAAGTCTATATCTCCAAGAGCCTGTCTAACGGCTGTCTCAGCGGCTGACAGTGCGTCGCCTACTTCTTGACCTACATCCTCAGCTACGTCCCCTACTGCTTGACCTACGTCCTCTACTACGTCCCCAGCAGGGTTAAGTACTGCATCGTCAAAAGCTGATAAACCTTGTCTAGCTGCTGTCTCTGCCGTTGATAAAACAGCTCCTATTTCTGAAGTTAAAGGCTGTATTGCGTAATCGTCTACTGCTGACAACAAGCCTCTAGCTTCGGTATCTATGGCTGAGAAAACACCCCCTACTTCTGAAGTAACTGGTTTAATGTAGTCGTTGTTGATAGTAGATAAAGCAGTTGTTACAGGCTCTACTAAATCACCAATTTTCTTAGCTGCGTCACCAAGCGCGTCTTCGACTACATCGGGAAGGACAGTTCCTCCTTCCAGTACGTACTTACCTACACCTTTTAGCAGAGCGTCTTCTATATCATCGCCTTTAGCAAGAGAGTTGAAAGTTTTATTAATTCCCGCATTCAAGTCGTCAGCGTTTATATTATTATTACTTGCAAAAGTGTTTAAGGCTTCTCCAACACCTACGCCGTCCAAAGCCTTTTTAACAAGCGCAGGCCCATAAGCCTCAGTAACAGCTTCTATAGGGTCACCTGTAACTACACCTGTTAGTAAAGCTTTTGACGAGTTATATCCAAGACCTAAAACACCTTTTCCAGCTACCGCAGGTGCAGCTTCTATACCTTTTGCTATGTCTGCTGACACTGCGTCTACAGGAGGTACTAGAATATTTGCATACTCTAAAGCAGGAAGAGCCATTGAAAGGTAGTCACCAGCGTGTAGTGTCTCACCTGCGATTCCTTTAGTACCTGCAATAAAAGCTTCTGAGCCGCCCGAAGTAAGCACTGCTAAACCAATTCTTAACGGCAAAGGCATACCGTCCCACACGCTTTCGGGTTTTACATGCATAGTACTATAAGTACCAACTTCACCAAAGTCTTGAAAGGAACCACCGTCATTGCCGTTAGTGGCGTTTAAGGCTTCTTCGCCTAGTGTGCCATATAGTACATCATCACTCAGCCCAGTAGTCAGGTAGCGTGTCTGTCCATCAACCTCTATCGACATTGGGACATCGTTCTTTGTAAGGTATTCTATAGCAGCTTCTGTAGAGGCACGACCACTAACACCACCCTTAGCACTGACACCAGCCATCGCAAATTGACTAGGGTCATATTGCCCTAAGTTGTATTTAGCGTCTGTAGCAACGCTATTGTCAGCAAGGCCACCTAAGAAGCTGGACAGCCCGTTAATGGCTTCGTCTGCTGTATCGTACTGTGTACCAGAATCATAAGCTACAGCAGCCATGTCACCTAAAGGGTCATATGCCTTTATAGATGCGCCTTGTCCTGTTGCTCTGCGGGCATCAACGACTGCTTGGTCTTCAGCAGACAACTGAGAATACTTTAATGCACCGCCATATTTGTTTGTAGCTACCTTTGCGTTTAAGTCTATACCATCGGCATTTAGGTTAACAGGCCCACCACTTACGAAAGCCGTAACAGGCGCTTGCTCAATTGCAAAAGGGTCTACTTCATTATCAAAGCCACTGGCAAGGGAAACAACTTCCTCTTCGCCATCCTGAACAGGAGTTAAAGTCTGGTAAGGGGCAGATTTCTTTATGCCACCTACTTTGTTATTGATTTGTCTATTAAGGCTACCGTATCCAGAACCCATCCTTACTTCCTCATGTCCATTATTTTACTAACTCCACGAATACCAAAGCTAGAACTTATAGCAATAAATAACAAGTATTGATACCACTCAGGCAACTCTTCTAGTGCTATAAACGCAGCAGCTACTCTATCTATAACAGTTATATCGTTAGCAGCTATAGCGTAACCTACCATAAAGATAGGAACAGCTAAGACTATTGTCCAGAACTCGTCTTTCCATGAATCCTTAGACGCATCAGCCATCTTAGATTCCCAGTCAGCATCGTTTGCTATTACTGACATCTTAGCTTGATGCTTAGCTTGCTTTTCTTCTGCTTTGTTATTTAAATAGTTTTTAGCTAAACCAGCAATTGGCCCTATTAAGCTACTTAGAATACTCATGTATTATACACCATTTAGTCTTGGTTGTCAAGAGTTTTTTTTGTTGCTTTAACTATACTTTGTACAGTATTAGACTCATATATCCTAATGCCTAACCATATAATTGTTAAGATAGAAGCTGCTGGTGGCAACCAAGCAGCCATTGAAAGTACCGCAGTAGAAGCAGCAGCTACGTCTAATATCTCTTTCGTGTCTTCTACCATGTCATTCCCTTGCTATTTGCTGAGTGAGTAAATTATGGCGTATATCATAACAGGTATAATTGCTACTGCTACGCCAATGATAGTTATAAAGTTTTTTAACATCTTAATTGTGTGGTGTCTCTTTAAAGCAACTAGACGAGCTGCTTGTTCTCTTTCTCTTTTACACTCACTTTGAAACTGTAGCCAGTCACCATACATCTCAGCGCGGCCTGCGTATACCATATAATCCTTCAGCCACTCTTCCTGCTCTTTAATCTTCTCCAGAGCCATGAAAGCATCCAAGTCACTTTTGCCCTTGGATGCTACACGTTTTGCTATAACACTCTTATTGTCGAAGTATTGCTTAGCTGCGCCTGAACAATCATATAATTCCTTCCCGTGACTAAGTGCTGTCTTGATAACCTTAAAAGCTGCGTTAGCGGCAGCAATCTCGGCTAACATTTACTCAGACGCTTTTCGGATGTCAGCGGCAATGCCGTCAACAAACGTAGCAGAACCTGCTCCAACGCCCTTAGCTGTGTCTGTAACCATAACTTGAGCTGAATCAATAGTGCTGTCTACAATCATCTGAGAGCCGTCTACTGCGGCATTAAAAGTGTTACAAGCTGTCAACGCGAACGCTGTTAATACTAATAAATATTTCATTGTTTATTTCCTTTAAAGTTTAGGGTGTTCACCAAGGTGTTCCGACACTAATTGCTGGAGCTTTAGACTCTGCAACCTGACTAGCAATACTAGCTTCAATAGACTCAGCATCTACGTCAGCCTGTACCCAGCCTACTACGGCTTCTTCAGTAAGGTCTGCATAAGCTACATAGCCTTCAGCGTCTGCGTCAGGAGTAAAGCTAGCAGTGCCGTAAGAGCTACCTGAGTGTGTTACAGCGTCATCACCAGAGCCGACTACTTCGCTGTCTGATGCGCGCCAATGAGCTACTACAACACCGTCATCAGTGTTGCGTTCTAAAGTTGCGATTGTCCAAGTTACTGCCATTCTATTTCTCCGTCTCGTTTAAAATTTAAGGCGCTGTAGGCCAAGTTATGTCCGTGGGAAATCCAGACTGTTCAGTTATATCTCTAAGTGAAATTCTGTAATCAAACCAAGATTGCTTTATTGTGCTGTTTAATGGCGAGTCTGGCATCTGTGTCCAGTCACACTGGGTCAGTAGCTCATCGCGTTCATATCGAACGCCAGACGCTTCTGAGGCTATTTCGTCTTCTGTTTTAGAAACAACAGACCAGTCGAGCGTCCAAGAGCCGTTTACCAAAGTTGGCTCTACGTTTGGTACTACTTTCTCGTCATGTGCAAACGTAGGCTTAACAGCGTAAACAACAGAAAACACACCCCATTCAGCTAAGAGTTCATCACTAGGTTTGTTTGGAAAGGACGTATTAGGGTTGTTGCTCTTTAACTTTTTAACACTGTAAGGGAAAACATCTACAGCATTATTTAAAATTTTAACGTACATATTTTTTCCTTATCTGTTAAATAACAATACTTTCATAGGTTGTCCGGCATCAACTGAGTTTATTTTTACTAAATTAGTAGGGTCTGCATAGCTTATAATAACCATGTCGAGAGCACTAGAATTGAACCCTTTGTAGTAAAGTAACTTCTGGGCTAAATCAATAGCAAGAGTTCTACTGGCAGAAGAGGCGGTAGGTATCGTGCTGTCAGTAAAAGTATCGTCTAGTGTCATACTGCTGGGGTTGCTAACATCGTAAGAAAAGATGTTACCGGAAATGCTTACCCCAAAAGCGTATTCAATGTTAGGGTCTACTTTACAACAAAAATTAGACGCGCCGCTTGTGTTTCTACTAAGAAGAGACATATTAGAAGGGTCGCTAATATCAATAGCCACTATCCCCCCATTCTGCACTGCGCCGTACAGCACCTCAGTAACTGGGTCTATAGTTAGTTCTCGACAACCTGCTATGTCTCGGCTAAAAAAAGAATCTAAAAGAGATATAGAAGACAAATTTGATACGTCATACGAGAACATTCTATTAGCAGTTGTTATGTATACAATTTGATTTGCAGCATCATAACCTAAACCCCAGCACTGGTGGGATAAAGCTATACTGCCAGCCACTGAGCCGCCGTTGGTAGTGATGTCACTATAATCAATACCTACTAGAGTGTTAGGGGTAGCACTTATAAACCAAGCAACCTGTCTTGTTTCATCAATTCCACACCCACCTCTAGGTGAGTCAAGAACAGTGTTGTCACTATAAATCTGCGTAGATTGTACATTTGTTGCGGTAGAAAAATCTGTCGCATAAACCTTGTTGCCAGTGTCGGCTGAAATAACGACTTCATTAGTTCTGTCAATACCTGCTGCATTATAATTTATGACTACGGGGCCGCTACCTCCACCTGATGGGTCTAAATCAGCGGGGAAAGGAGAAGCTGCTGGGTCGCTGACATCTAATGTAGCAACTCTAAAGCCGAATCTTCCTACTACAATTGCTGTGTCAAAAGGGCTTCCATCATCGTAAGCAGCACCGGAGGCATTTTTAGCTTTGATAAGTTTATCCGCTACTCTACTCATTATGCCATCGCCTGTCCAGCCGTGAAGCCGTAGTAGATTGTACCGCCGTCAATAGTATAGAATACAAACACATCTACACCGTTATTAGTTCCTGTTAGCGTAGGCGCTGTGCCTCCCGCCCAGTCAACACTAGAAGGCCAAGTGATTGCTCTGGCTGTTGAGTCTTGGATAATCTTGAGCGTAAAACTAGAGGCGTTGCCTGTGGACGCTGGGTTGCTAAACGTGTAAGTAGTAGCGCCTGTGAGGTCGTGTACGAAGTTAGTAGCGGCTGAGATGTCAATAGTTGTAGAGGTTCCGGTAAGCGTTACAGCGTCTTCTGTGATTCCTGCTGCAAAAACAGCAACGCCAGTCATAGTTCCACCGGCCTTAGGCAAGGCAGCATTAGCGGTGTTAGTAGTAGTAGTTAACACACCATCACGGGTAGCAATATCTACACCATCCACTGTTCCTGCAACTACTATGTTGCCTGATAGGTGGAGGTCTTTGAAGCGAGCGCCTACCTGTCCTAAGTCAATATTATTGTCAGACACAACTGCGTTCTTCGTAGGTGAAATAATGCTGTTGTTTTGTAAGCGTAAACCGGCAGAGGTAGTCCCACTAGCCGATATGTATACATGACCGCTTTGACTACCAATACTACCTACGGTTGTGCCGTTTTTTCGGAAGTCTTGAATAGCACCGTCTGAGCCTGTTCTGTCTGCGTAAATAGCAGTGGAACTTGGTCTTGAAGAATAGACATAGCCTGCACCAGATAAAGTGACACCGCCTGCACCTTGCACAGAAGTAGTGCCCACCAACAGGTTGCCTGATGAGGTTATGCGCATGCGTTCTGCTGAGTTAGCATAGAATGTTAGGTTGTTCCCATCAGCACCTAACTTAATAGTTGAGTCATTAGCAAGACTAGAATTATTAAAACTCAGGAAAGAAGTTGATGTGCTTCCTTCAATAGTGCCTACAATTCCAGATGCTGAGTTGACATGTAAAGCCCGAGCAGGCGAAGCAGTACCAATACCCACCTTGCCTGCTGAGTCTATGCGTAGGCGTTCATTTGCACCGTTTGTTTGAAATACTAACGGCTTAGAAGACGCAGAACGAATAACAGGGTTTGCAGAACCATCAAAACTCAAAGAGCCTAAAGCAGACGTATCGCCCCACTGCAAAGCCACACTACCGTTACCATAGGCGTTTACAGTTCCAGCAACATCAAGTTTAGCACTGGGCGAAGTAGTACCAATACCCACCTTGCCTGATGCGTCTATGCGCATGCGTTCTGTACTACCCGCAGCCAGTACAATAGTATTTGCCAAGGCCGCTGTACCTGCGTAGTCTCCGATGATTGTGTTGTTAGAGCCAGTGGTTATTGCGTCTCCTGCGCCAAAGCCTATGCAGACGTTTTGAGTGCCTGTGGTTACTGAGTCTCCTGAACCTGAGCCAATCATTGTGTTATTTGCAGAGGCTCCTTGAAGGTTTTTGCCTGCTACATGACCATACGTTGTATTATAGTTGCCAGTAGACTTAGCCCCAGTAATACCTCGTCCTGCAAGATACCCCGTGTGTGTATTGCCCTCACCCGTAGTAATAAACTCGCCTGCTTTGAAGCCTATGGCTATGTTCTTATCTGCTGTTGTGTTGTTCAGTAAAGCGGAATAACCAAGTGCTACGTTAGACGTACCCGTAGTATTAGCTCTAAGCGAAGCATAACCCACAGCAGTGTTGTTGCTTGCTGTTGTGTTAGCGTCTAGTGCTAGTGAGCCTATTGCTACGTTTGATGCGCCAGCAGTATTAGCGCTTAAAGAGACATAACCCACAGCGGTGTTGTTAAGTGCTGTAGTCGTGGCTGTTCCTGCTAAACCACCAATAAAAGTATTTTGGTAGCCTGTGGTTACTGCCGTACCTGCGTTATAACCCACTGCAACATTATAAATATTACCGTTTACATTTTGTAATTTTAACGCAGACGAGCCTATTGCTACCGACCTTGACCCTGTATCTTCAGTTATTAAAGCGTTGTATCCTATAGCGGTATTCTGGTCACCAGTAGTCAACGCAGTACCTGCCTCATCACCCACGACAGTATTATAATTACCACCGGAGACAATGGAGTTACCTGCGTTTACGCCAAAGCGTACGTTGGAGGTTCCTAATGTTGGGGTGCTGAGTGAGCCGTCTGAGGATATGCGCATGCGTTCTGCTTCATTTGTTTTTAAAGACAGTGTTGTCTCTGCGCTGATTGTTAATTGCTTGGTTGCGCCAAGGTCTTTCCTAATGTAACTCGCGTATCTATCTGCCGCCGTCCCAAACCCTAGATATACATCATAACCATCATCAGCAACAAAACTAACGTCAGTGTTTGCAGCACCGCTATCTACCTGTAAGGCACCAGCGACACTGAGGGTTTTTGTAGGCGAAGTAGTACCAATACCCAAAGACTCCGCAGACGCATCCCAGAACAACTTAGCCGTTGTGCCTGTGTCCTCGTAGAAGCTGATGTCTCCGTTACCATCAAACTTAGCTCTTGTTGCACTATTAACCTTTAAGAATAAATTACTGGTCGCTTCAATATTTACATTTACACCATCTGTACTTAATTTGCCAAGATTTGAATTTGAATAGTTAAGGTTTGCAAATAAAGTGCTAGATGTATTTAGGGTAGTATTACCATCAACAGTCAACCCATCCATCGTGGCTGTGCCAGTAACATTTATGCCTGTGGCGGTGGTGGCTAGTTTTTGGTTTGCATCGTGGTAAAGCCTTACATCTGTTCCCGCATATAGTCGATTTGCGTTACTAGAATTTCTTAAATATAAGTCTGTCCCTTTAATTACTAAATTACCAGTTCCTTGGTCTTCTATAATACTTGCACTACCAGTGTGATAAATCTGTAGGTCATCACCAGCACCGAACGTAGCCTTGTCGTTGTCGCCTAGTGCTATGCCAGCGTTAGCTGTTATTTCTGCGTTAAAAGTATTATTGCCAGTAAAGGTACTGTTACCTGCAAGAGTTACATCACCATCAACACCATCAGTACCGTCTGCACCAGCAGCCCCTGTTGCGCCAGTAGCTCCTTGGATACCTT